TCCATTGATTTGTTTGTATGTTTTTGAGTGGCGTTTTACACTCAATACATCTATTGATTTTTCTTCTGCTCATCTAAAATCTCCTCAACTACTTCTGCGAAGTATTTAAAAAATCTTGTTCCCATTACTGCTAGCCATATCAATAAGCCAATTGAAATAAGGGATACTGTTAATACTAAAATTATTTCTGTCATTTTCCCCCTTTAGGGTTGAATTACATTACTGCTTGAATTAGCACCACTAATGCAGATACAGCGACTAACCAGCCACTGAGTTCTGCTCTTGAAATCTTTTGATTGACTTTCTCGTGTAAAGAGTCAATACGTTCGTTAATTTGTTGCTGTCCCTCTAATATGAGTAAACTAAGCTCCTTCTGAGTTAAACCGTTATGTTTATGGTCATCCATTGCAATGCTCACTTCCATACTTACAGTTACATATCTGTATGAATGAACCGTCTTCTTTTTGATTTATATAACACATATAGTTATTATACCTTATCCGCCGTTACAGCAGCCGCTTCCGCAACAATCCATATTATCCTCTTCCATTAGTCTCTCAATCTTATTGTTAATAACCATATTGCTGTAGATATAACGATTGCTATACCAACAATATCTTGGGCACTCCCGGTCAACGTGAACCAAGCAATGTAAAACCCAAGGAGGGTGAAAATCTGTGCAATAGATTCTTTTACAACATCTATTATCCACTTAACAATAGCTTTTGGCTTTATCTTTTTTATTTGCTTCCAACCCCAAGGAAGTGGTGCTTTTATTACTTTCCATAGAGTGTTAACTGTTTTTAGAACTAATCCTATGATTAACTCTACGCCTTTAGCTGTATAGTTAAGTGCTTCTTTTAAAACTTTATATATATTTTTTAATGTCCATAACACAATGTGATACGGCATTCCTAATAACTTATAACCCCAACCCACCATTTTCTTTAATAATTTCAAAATGGTCTCCTACTTATAAGTGCTCCAGCTTGAGCTACTATTTGTGAAGCAATAATCACTGGGACTACTACCTCTTTAGATTTCTGCCTTTGGTCTTGGGTCATATCTTGACCAATAGTCGCAAAGTCAATATTTTCTAAATCTACATCAATTATAGCACCCACAGGGTCGCTGATGAACGCCTCTATCTGCACTTCTGTGACAACGTCAGCAAGAGTAAAATCTTCTACATTTTCGTTAGCTATAGCTCTTTCCACATACTCATCAACAGCAGTAGCTATATTCTCTTCTTTGGCTGCAGCTTCAGCTATGATTTCAACGTCTTGTGCTGCTGTTTCTTCTGAGAAACCTAGAACCTCACCAACTGCTTGCTTCTCTTCTTCATCTAGCTCAGCAACAGTTTCTACCTTTGTAACCTCTTTAACAACTGCTTTGACTACAGCTTTAGTGGTTGTATCTGCATTACCTAGATTCTGAACAGATACTTTAGCTACCTCTTTGACAACTTCTACTTTTTCCTCAGTGTCTAGCTCAGCAACAACTTCAGCTACAGCTTCCTCAACTGCCTCCTCATATGCCTCTACTTCTTCTTTAGATAATGTTTCTAGTTCCTCTTCTTCAATAATCTCAATAGCTTTATCTTCAAAAACTTCTGTGAGTTCTTCTACTTCTACTACTTCTGTAATAGCTTCTTCAGCAGCCTCAACTAATACTTCTACTTCTTCGTCTGAGAGGTCTGTTGGTTGTATCTCTTTATCTCCCTCTTTACTATCAAGTGTGTCGGTCTCAACCTGTCCATCTTGAACTTCCTCATCTGCAAAATCTTCGATGATAGGGATGGTCGTAGTCGTCGTTGAAGTTGTTGTAGTAGTAACAACAACAATAATTTCTTTAATTTCAATAACCGGTTCAATTGGCACCTCTATTGGTTTTAGTGTCTTCTTTAAATCTATTATAGTATCAACTAACTTATCTAATTTATCTTGGTCTTCTTTAGATAAAGGCTCTCCATCTCCCTCACCATCATCAGTAGATGATTTTGTAGCAGCCTCTATAGCTTTTTTAGCTGCCTCTTCTACTTCTAAACGCTCTCTCTCTGAACGCTCTGCATCAGTCTCATAATAACCAGTCTCAGCTTGATTAGAAACACGTTGTCTTTCTAGCTCAGCTAATCTAGCCTGTTCCTCCTCATATTCTCTCTGCTCCCTATCAGCACGCTCTGAGTTAGTTTCGTAATAACCAGTTTCGTCTGCATTTCGTATACGCTCATCTTCAAGTGCCTTGAGACGAGCTTGCTCCTCCTCATACTCTCTTTGTTCCCTAGCAGAACGCTCAGCATCTGTTTCTGAGTATCCTGTCTCAGCTAAATTTTTATCTCTTTGACGTTGTAGTTCAGCTAAACGCTCTTGTTCAGCTTTTTCTGCAGCTATACGGGCTTCTTCAGCTTTACGAGCTGCTTCAGCTGCTTCCCAGTCATCTTGTGCTTTTTGATTGAATACTGTTAGTGTCGGTTCGGTAGAATAACCACTAAAAATAGAATTATCAGAGTCGTAAGCTCTAATTGAAAACGTGTAATCTCCATTAGGAATATTTCCATAAGGTATAGTATATTCTGTTTCTGTGATGCCATCTACTTTTATTTCATCCTCAGCACTTGTTCTGTAGTAAAGCTCATAACTCTCAGCAGTTTGATTACCGGAATTTGGAACATCCCAATCTACTTTTACACCAACATTATATTCTTGTGTTACTACTGGATTCATAGGTGGACCAAGACTTGGTGGAATTGTTGTAGTAGGAGTATTAGCATTAACTGTTATTTGGACTGGACTAGTTCCTTGATTACCGTGACACCAACTACCATTTTGTGTGCAAGCATAAAAACTAAACCAATAAGTTCCTGCTGCTATAGATTCAAGATTATAAGTTGTAAGACTTGCATCTGTTATATCTTGACTATACACATCTTCGTCATCATAATTCCAAGTGTTATCTCCATCACTGTATTCTATTTTGTAACTTGTAGGACTTGACCAACCTGTTCCCGGATTTGTCCAAGTAAATTTTAATCCTTGATACTCAGTGTTTTCTATAGTTAGATTTGTAACGCCTGCAGCTACATCTTGTATTGTATAACTAGCTACAGCAGTCCAGTTAGAGTATTGTGAGTCAGTATCATTGTCTGCTCTAATTTTAAAATATATTGTATCGCCTGCATCAAAATCAGAATCTAAATATGTTTTAGTAAATGTATATTCTGTATTTAAAGCAGTTTCACTTCCAACATTACCTGTTGATACTGCATAATTCATACTTTGAAAGTTGTCGTTACTAAAAGCTACAGCATATCTCTCTGCGTCATATTGATATCCAGTAGCACCATCCCAGTCAATAGTTATATCTCCACTATGTAAATTTGCAGAAACACTTAAATTACTTGGGTCTCCTATACCACTTACTAAAGTTGTAGTAGTTGTAGTAGCGAAACTACCTGTAGATACAGCATCGTCATATTGCCAATACATAGTATCTACTAAAGAAAGGTCTGATAAATCAATAATAAAATAATCAATAAATTTATCTGTATTACCTTCAACAGCGTTGTAATCAGTGTATGACTTATAAATATCTTCATACATAGTAGGTAAATTAGAATTACTTTGTGCTGCGTGGTTAGTAGTTTCACTTGTTCCATCTTTAAAATGCCATTCAATAGACCAAGCATTATTAACTGCTGATGCCCTAAAACTTACTTCATATACACTTATATCGTCAGAAAAATCAAACTTGTGTTCACCATTGTATAAGCCAAGAGAGTTGCCTGTTGTTCCATACTGATTTGTTTCGCTTGTATAAATAAAAGGTGCACTAGAACCTGTATGCAAACTAATAGTTATGCCTGCTTCATATGTGCTATCTTCAAATCCTTCATTTACTGTGACTTCAGTAGCATAAGCTAAAGGAAGTGGATATATTAATAAACCAACAACTAGTAGCCGTAAAGCTGTGTTTAATTTTTTAAGCATAACCTACTTTCTAGTAGGCACGCTATTAAAGACCTCGTTGACTTCTTCTAAAGTAATTTTTCCATCATCAATATATTTTCTAGCTAACATCTCTAAGACGTGAGCTACCCCCATTATTCCAGCAAGTAACGCAGATTGATATACATCTATACCTACTAATGAACCTGCACCAAGTATTGATAAACTTTGTGCCACAAATACAGCTAATATTCTTTTAGCTATATTTAAATAAAGGCTCCATCCTTCTTGTATTTTTTGTGTCATCTACCTTGACCAATAGGGCAAGCAGAACATACACCGGAACATAGTCCACAAATCATATAATCCTCCATAAAATAGAAATAGCCGGGAAAATCCCGACCATCTCTATCTATTATAACCGATTATATCTTGACTATCCTTTTGGAATTTTAGACATAAATGGGAATGGAGCGTCTTCCAACGCATTTTGAATTGCAGAAACAAGTGCTGACGCTGCTGCAACTGATGCAGCCATCAGAACATCTGCTTCGAACATTCCCGCTTGATTAGCCATCATTACAGCTACAAAAGTTTGTGCTGCAGTTCTAGCTGCTCTTATTAAACTGGTTCTCCAGTAATCCGGCATTTAATACCTCCTATAGTATCTTTTTAACAGACCCACCACCGGAACCACCACGTGGCTCTAATGGTAAGTAAAAATTCCCACCTTCTCTGTGGTCATAATCAACATAGTTGACTGTTACCTCTTCACCCGATTCAATGGCATCTGCCACAATCGGATAAACCTTTTTATACGCCACAACGGACGCTCCGACAAACCCGTCTTTTTTTGTTATATTTTCGTTTTGAGAAGAACCCAAAATCAAACAACCGGCGGTCGACTCGTCGGTATTCCCCGTGTGCCATAAAATCCACTCGAAATTTGGCACGTTATTTACATAAATCATCCCACGGTGCCAAGCCCCATATTTGGAGGTATAGCGTTGGTGATAGCCACCTTCGGTTCTTAGGGTTAATTTATA